TTCTGAGAAAATATCCCATTTTAAAATGTCAGCTTCTAGTCCTAAAGCATTTGTGGCCGCGGCAGTGTGACCAGTGTTACACAAATAAATGTTTCCACCATATTTTACCAAGTCGTTTGCTTTGTAAACTGTAGAAGCTGTCCAATTGTCTTTCCAGTCAATTGAGGTAGCAAACTGATCCCATTTTGATTGATCATCTTCAAGTACAGCTTGTGCTGTATGACCGGTATTACAAATGTAAATAATACCACCATATCTTACGATATCGTTAATTTTGTAGAATGTAGTTGTTGTCCAGTCTGACTTCCAGTCAGTACCGTCACTAAACTTATTCCAGTGATCTTCGTCATTGTAGAAATTAGCACTTGCAGTATGACCTTGTACTGCTACATAGGTTCTACCACCATATCTAATAACATCGTCTTTTAGATATGTAGTGCCAGTTACCCATGCATCTTTCCATATAAATCTAATTCTACCGAGTTTAAATTCTGCCATTGTTTGCTCCGTTCTTGGTATTATACATATTTATCATTATCCGTTAAAGTCGTCTCGATCAATTCGAGCTCCTAGAAACATCGTTAAGGCTTGCAACCCGCCGCCTAATGGACCGTTAATAATCATTTGTGGCGCTACTGTTGCCATAGCTTCTGGATTATTTGATCCTGCTGTGTTGGACCATGTTCTATCTTCAAACTTTAACTGACCTGCTACAAGTGTGTTAGTAAACAAGTTAGATCCACCACCGTTAAATCTATTTTCGATATACGATGTTAATGCTCGTTGTGTTGGAATAATATTATCCGAGTTCGCAACAAACGTATTATCTGTACTAAATTCTCTAATTACAGCCTGTGTTCCACCAACTCTAATTCCGCCTAGTCTTAGTTCATCTAAACCTTCTAAGTCAAAGAAGTCAGCATTTAGTGTAACGCCGCCCTGTGCCTGTGAAACTCTAAACAATTCACCAACTCTATAGTTACCATCTTGGTCACTACTAGTATAAAATACTCGTCCACCGTTTGACTCAACAACTTCGTTTGATTGTACTGTGTCATTTGCGGCTGTTTGTCCTTGCACGTAAAGCGAAGGATAATTAGTATCTGCAAAGTTACCTGTACCGATGTCTAAGAAATCGTGTCCTGTTAGACGTACTTGTGAATATCTTTCACGAATGGTTGCTACAGTATTATGTACTGGTGCTGTTGATCTAGATAATACTGGACTAATTTGGAACGTAATTTGTTTGTTAGGAGCAACACCAGATTCTGATGTTACTTTTACTAGTCTATAAACTATTGGATTACCTGCAAATCTTACGTTTGCTCCTGGTCCAGGAGTTACGCCTACACCACTAACAATCATTGTGTTACCGATTTGTAATTCTTCACCAAAACCGTCACCTGTAATTGTAACAATAGCACTTTGATATCCTGTTCCTCTATTGTAGAATGCAGGTTGTGGAAGTACTCCGTCGTTAATATCAACAGTAAAATATGGTTCACTATATTCTTCAGGATCTTCAATTGTTACTGTTGGTGCAGTTACATAGCCTGAACCTGGATCGTAAATTTTAATTAGGCTTAATTTTCCGTTTGCAACTTCTGCACGAGCAAATGCTGTTCTACCGCCTGTGTAAACGTTTCCTGTTCCTATTGTTTCACTAATAGCAACGAATGTAGGCAAACTATTTCTTACGCCGCCTGCGACACTTGTCATTGCACCGTTTGCAGTTCTAATAGTCCAATTTTGAGCATCTTCAGAACTAGCAGTTGTACCTGTATCGCTTAATGCTAAAAATACACCATTTGAGTATCCTACAGTCCAATCTTCTCTTCCTGAGTCGCCAACAATTTGTGCATCATTCCAAACAGTTCCAGTATCACTATGAATAACTCTATCCGAATTGTCCATAGTTGCAACCCAACAATTGTTACCATATACTAAACCGCTATATAGTTCAATACCGTCTGTTGATACGGCTGCACCTGTTGTCCAGTTTGCACCGTTATCTGTTGATATTACAGTTGAACCATCTTGTGCTAGTGCAATCCATTTACCTGCTCCATATGCTAAACCTACCCAAGTAGTATTACTTGCGCCAGTTACGTTGGTAGACCATCCTGCGCCAGGAACAGTAGTTGATCCTGCATCTTGTACAATAGAATTTACATATGCATTACCGTCACCTGTAGCAATACAAATAATTGTATCATTATCTGGACCGCCGACTGCTACTTTTTTCCAAGTTGTTGCAGAAGGTAGTGTCGAATGATCAAAGTTAATTCCATCATTTGAAAATACTAATTTATCTGATGCATCTGCTAAGCCTAATAGTAAAGGCCCTGATTTTGAAAAAGAAGTATAACTTAAATTATATGCTGGAATCGACCTTTGAGTCCAAACTGATGCATCTGATGAAACATACCAATCATCGCCACCTGTTGGAGCATAATACCATAAACCTAATTCTTCACTGTAACCGATATCGTGTCCGCCTGTTTGTATACTATTGTTAGTTTTATTAAATGTAGGAGAACTAATAGTTACTCTTGGTTCATATTCATATTTTGTAGTTGCAGTAAACGAGGTTACATTAATTTTTCCAGGAACAATATTATCCCATCCTGGAGTTCCAGTACTTTCTTTAAACACTGTTGCTACTTTTGTATCTGGGTTGTAACCGTCAATATATCCATATTGACCTGCACCTGGACCGTCAGTTAATAAAATTCTCATTCCTACTAGCTGTGCCGCTGTTCTAACTTCTGATGCCGCTAAAGTAATACTACTTAAATCTCCACCTTGAGAGTTATTAGTAAAAGTTTTAAATCCAGCGCCACCAACAGTTGTACTATCATCTGGAATAGCTAAATCAATTCTAGACACTGCACTAACTCTAATTTCGTCATATTTCATATTAAGGTCAGTACCGGTTGCCTGTGTTGTACTTGCTACTGCACCTGTATATGATTGTCCAGTGTTTTTATAAGCTAGTGCTAAAATGTTTGATCCGTTTGTGAATACTTCATCGACACTTGCTTCACCGTTTTGGTTATTTACAGAAACAGTCTGTGGTGTTTCATTATTATCAAATCCTTCAGCAACACTACCAAATGTACCGTATGAATTGTTACCATTAGTTGCACGTAAAATTCCGCCATTTTCTGACAAATATCCAATATGTGCATAATATGTAAACACACTAACTAGTTCTGAACGACCTAGATTAGTTGCCCAATATCCGATGCCATCACTTAGTACTTGCGTAAAGTCGTTAGCAACAATTGATTTGTTTCCGCCATTATGTAATGAACCATCAACTTTTAATCCGACACATCCTGTTCCAATAGCAGTAACACCTTGTATGTAGGTTGATTTATTTGTTACCCACACACTCGAATCATCTGGACCTGTGCCCGGATCTAGCGATACATATGCGCCAGCAGTCGGACGACTTGTTCCAAAATCGTTTGGACCAATTATAACTCCTTCTAATCCTTTTAATGTAAGAGTTCTAATTCCGCAACCGTTTCTAACATAAAACATGTTGTTTCTAATATTACTGTCAGGAATAGTTAATTGTTCTTGTGTTCCGTCTGCTAATTTCTCATCTAACACAACATCCTGAGGTGTGGCTGCTCTAATTGTTGTTGTTCTTAATTCTGAACCAACTAGTGCAACTTTAGATGGAATACTAATAGGTAGAACTTCTGCAAATTCGCCAGCCATTACTTTTACTGTGGCGCCATCGCCTACTCTGTTTGTTTCGTCTTCAAGCAACCAATTCATTGCAAATCTAACAGTTCTAAAAGGAGCGTTGAGTGTTCCGCCTTGTTGACGATCATCAACTCCGTTACGAGAAACATAATATAATTTTTCTTGTAAATCTAAACTATCCCATGCAGGCAATCCATTTGTAGATCTTAATGCTTGACCAGTTGTTCCAATTGCTAATCTCTGTGTATCAATTGCTGTTGAATCTTGGTCTTCAAATGTTTTTAAGTCGCCTCTTCTAGCTAACTTATTAGTTTGTGTTCCAAGAATCATTATTTTCCAATAATTTTGATCTGGTTGATTAATATCTAAATCGGGTCTAGAAGCTGACTCAGTTGATCGATGGTATCCTAACGCAATGTATGATGTACCTTGCCATGTAACAATATCGCCTTGAAAATATTCTGTATCATCTTCCCAAGTGTCTCTAAACTGTCTGCCTTCGTAAATCTTTTCCCAATGTGTAGGATATAAATCAGGTTGTAAATTTGTATTGTCTTGGATAGCAATGTAAAGACTTCCCGACAATCTTACAACATCACCTGTTTTATAATCAACTAATGCACTATCGTCAACGGCACCTGGATTGTTCCAATCGTATCTAAATTTATAACCTTCAAAAGTTAAGTTCCAGTCTAACGGACTTAAACTCGGTATTGAATCTGTATTAAATGATACTGCTTTATAAATGTAACCACCATATAGTACAGTATCACCAGGTTGATAGTAAACGTTTTGTGCCCATACCTTTTCGTATTCTGAACCAGGTAAAAATGTAGCCCAATACGAAGAACCATAATCAATATTAAATGCGTTTGATCCTTCACCTGATGTATGTCCAACTAGACATCTCATCAAATTTCCGCCTCGTCTTACAATATCATTCTTTTTATATCTATAATCTTGTTGCCACAATCCTGTAATAGTTTCAACATCGTCATCATCTGTAACTGTTGCTGTAACATATTCAATTCCGTCGATTGCAATTTCCCATTTTGATTGATCTTCTTCAAGACCAAATACAGCATTATCTGCTGAAGTATGTCCAACGATACACTTGTAAACAATACCACCGTACTTAACAATATCGTTAACACGATAGCGTGTACCAATTGACCAATTTGCTCTCCAGGTATCACTATCTGCTAGGATTGCCCAATCTAATTGATTTGCTTCCAATCCCAATGTTGATGTTGCCGCAGAAACGTGCTGATTAACTGCCTTATAAACTTTACCATTATAACGTACAAGATCGTTTGTTCTATAAAGTGTATTTGGCGTCCAGTTATATTTCCAATCAGCTGATGAAACAGCAACTAATTTCCATTTACCAATATCAGCAACTAGACCGTCTGTACCCGAAATAAACGTAGCGGCAGATGTATGTTCTTCTGTACATTCGTAAATACTAGCACCGTATTTTACAATATTACCAATAGCATAGATTGTGCTAACAGCCCAATCTCCAGTCCAAACTTTACCTTCGGACTGTTTTTTCCATTTTGGTTTTGCTGGTGTAAGGTCTGTACCTGCTAAGTCGTTATAAAACGTTGCAGATGTATGAGTTCTCAATGCAACATATGTTGCACCTTTATATGAAATCATATCGTCAGCAATGTAATCAACCCCTCCGGTCCATTCACCCTTCCAGTTAAATCTAATTCTACTAAGTTTAAATTCTGCCATTTTCTCTACCTTTTACGTATTTATTATACTCCAGTTGGGTATTCATAACCTTCGTTAATTCTAGCTACAAGATTACCACTTTCGTCAATGTAGTAATTAATGTTTCTATTATCCCATCTAAATTGCTCATAATTTAGATTAGCATAAAGTCTTTCATGGTTAACATTTCTTCCTTCAAAGAAATCTTCGCCTTGTACAAAGTCTTCATAATTATGAGTCGGATCACCTTCTGCGTTTATTTGAACACTATCGTTGCTTTTAAGTTGATCAATTTTTACAACATATAATTCACCGTCATCTGTTCTGCGAAGACCATAAAAATATCTTGCATCTGTTTGATTTACCATTTCGCCAATGCTTTGGCCCATAAAGTTTCCGTCACTCATTATACAATCTCCACTATACTTAAAATTACATCAATTGATGCTGTTGAATCTGATGTTACATATAATACATTATTAGCATCAAGAATAATTTTTTCACCTTTTCCAATTGGTTTTAAACTAGATCCTGGAGGAATAGGCATGTTTTTAACCATTACTCCAATTGAACTTGCTTCGTCTCCAATTTCAATTGTACAGTTTACCATACTCTCTGTAAGATTAGCTAGGTTCATACCAATTACTGTTGTACTTGTAGCGGGCGGAACTGTATATACTGCGACTCGCTGTGTACCTATATCTTTTCCAATTACGTTTTTAAAATTAGTTGCCATTATTCTTTTCCTATATTGTCAATGCAAGTTTAATTGCAATCTCCTCTGCATCATTAAATGTAACAGCACCTGTTGCACCTGCTACTGACACCCAGTTATTTGAAATATCATAAATTTCAACTCTGTCTTCAACACTGTTGTACCTCATCATACCTGTTTCTGGTGTTGGGTGTCTATTAGCGTTATTACCAACTGGAATAACAAAATCCGCCTGTGCCTTCAACTTTAAAATATCCCGAACCGTTTTGTTTAAGTGTAGTAACAGCACCATCTATAGTATTAGTTATCTGATTTCCGTTGAAACTAAAGTTCTCTATGGTTACTAATCCAGTTCCGTTTGCTCTTAAATTTAGATCAGCATTTGTAGTAATTGTTTCTAAAATATTTCCAGAAATTGCAATATCATCTACTTCTAATCGTTGTACATCAAAGCGTTCAGTAGTTACATCTGCTACTATACTTCCGTTAGCATAAAAACGTATAGTATCGTCGTTTGCGCCCGGTGTTAATTCAGCAGTAATATATGTCTGTCTATCATCTGAGTAAACGCCGCCTAAGTTAATCCAGCCTCCGTCGTATGCTTCAAATACATTTGCGTCAGTATTATAACGAATCATACCTGTTACAGGAGATAATGGACGTTCTGCTGTAGTACCTTTTGGTAGTACCAGTGCTCCAGTGCTAGTAATTTTTACTGATTCACTACTTGGATCTAAAATAATATCACCACTTAAATTTGATATAGCATTACCGTTTAATTGAAGTTGGTCAATTATAACACTACCCGCTCCATTAGGAATAATATTAATATTACCATTACTACCAGTAGAACTAATTGTATCGTTGTCAATTGTAATATCGTCAATAATTGCTTTTCCAACGTGTGCTTCTGACCATGCAAGACCGTTATTACCTAATTTATAAGTAACATCGGCTGCCGGAATAATATCACTGTCAATTTGTGCATTAATATTAATTACATCAGTATTTTCGTCGCCAAGTGTAATATTTCCACCAATAGTAATATTTCCTGCAACATCTAAGTTACCAGTAATATTAACATTATCAATTAAATTAATTTCACCAGTTGTAGTATTAATATTAACATCACCACTAGTACTGTAAATAGTGTTTCCTGTAATTCTTATATTACCAGTTTCAATTTTTGTACCATCAATAATAGTTGTGTTAACGCCGTCAGTGAAAGTAATACCTTGGTTGTTGTTAAATAAGAATTCTGCATTAGTAAATGATACTTCGCCAGTTTGTTGATTAATTCTAAATAAGTCACCAACTCTAAAATCACCTTTGTGATCAACTGTACTAAAGTAAATTTTTGCATCATTAAGTGCAACTACTTCGTTATCCTGTATAACTTCTGTTGGATCATTAGTAACTTCTTTACCTGATCCTATATATGCTAAATTTTGACCAATGGCATATACTATACTACCTGGACCATCACCATATATTCCATAGTTGCCGTAAATACATGCACTAGAAATAGATCTTAGTTCGCCACCAAAATCGCTTTGATCAATTAATGTTAATGCTGTTGCTGTGCCACCGCCACTAAATTCAATAGTTTGAATGAAAGTGTCGTCGTCTGTAATAATTTGTGATCCGTTATTACTATCAAAGTTTAACTTTAATACTGTATATTGATCAACTACAGTTGCCGCTGTTGGCGCTGGAAAGTTTGCATTTTCTCCTATGCCTTTTCTTATACGGAAGTCGTCAATACGTCCAGCATGTCCAGTTAATCCATCATATGCGTTACCAATTATTAATGGTTTTGTTGTTCCTAAATTTGTACTAACAGTTGCAGAACCTTGTAATAGTCCGTCAACAAATAATCTTAAAGTTGTACCAACTCGTGTTACCATAATATGATAAAACGTAGTGTTGATTAATGTAATAGCCGGTGCAATTAAAGTAGTGTTGCCAATGTCAACTTTAGGTGCTCTGTCAACTGTATAAAAATGTAATGCATCATCAGTTGCTGATCCTGCTCTAAAATCAAAAATTGATTCAGTACCAAGATCGTCGCTAATATAAATCCATCCTTCTACACTAAAATCTCCAGTGCCAAAACCAAAGTCAGACTGTGTAGTAATTGTAAATCTATCATCTGTACCATCAAATAAACCAATGCCTGTTCCGTATTTTACAGGAGCAGATGTTACTGCTTGTGCGTTTCCAACTGCTGTAACTGTTTTCTTAGCTCTACTTAATGGTAGAATATAGCCGCTTGGCTTACCATCAATTATTACAGTATCAGTGTCTACACTTTCAATTGTTGATGATGCAAGTGTTGTACCGTTTGCATCTTTAAGTGTAATAGTTTGACCAGGTGCTACTGCTGATCCGCTAAATCCGGAATATTTAATTTTTGTTTTGCCGTCGCCTTTTAGACCTGCTACGCCGTCAACAATTTCAATTCCTTTATCTGCAAAGTATGTGAATGAACTTAACCATTCGACTCTACCGCCGTTAGTAATTTTTAAACCACCAACACCAGGTGTAATAAATGTTACACTATGGAATAATATCGACGCTTCTTTAGAATCTGCATTAGCAATACTGCCGTCGACTAATGCGCCTCGGCCTGCATCACCACTTGCAAATCCTCTTGGATCATCATTAGATGTTGTAGTTCCTTTTGTGATTACACTAACGTTTTTTACGTATGGTGATCTTTCATATGTTCTAAAATTATTTGCAAAACGGAAAGCGTATCCTGTATTTGCACCACTATTGTAATAAAAATCTTTAACAGTTATGTCTTCAACTGTTGTGTCACCGTTTAATAAAAAAGCATCATTACTTTGTGTTCCACTTGTTGGAGTAATTTCTACTGAACGTATACTATGTCCTTTTACTGTAACTCCTAACGGTACTGTTAATGGAAATGCTTCTTGATATTGTCCTGGATAAATGTAAACAGTATCACCTAAACTAGCAAGTTCTAATGCCTTTGTAATAGTTAGTACAGGATCTTGTGGGTGTGTGCCTGTTTGATTATCACCGCCGTTAGTAGCAACATAAATGATATTTCCTGGAATACTAATTAGGTCAATGTTACCAAAATCCAAATCATTTGTTGTTAATGTATTTGTTGTAACGTTACCAAAAAATCCAGTTGCCCAACGCTTACTCGCTGATCCAATATTATAAGTATCGTCAATATCAGGTAAAATGTTACTTGCAATGTCTGCGTTAATATAAATGTTATCAGTGTCGTCGTCGCCGATAACAATGTTGCCGTCGGCACTAATATTGCCTGTAGCATGTAAATTACCAGTAATTACAGTATTACCTACAATGTTTACGGTTCCGGTACCGTTTGCACGAATAAACAAATCACTGTTAGTATTTGTGTTTTCTAAAAAGTTATTATTAATTTCTAAGTCGCCGACTACTACTCTATTGCCTACAATAGTATTATCAGCTGTTGCGATTGCAAATTCTTGTGCAGAAGTTGAAATAGTAGCAGTGTCACCATTAATTGTAACATTACCAATATTAAAAACGTTATTTGTAATTTCTAGATCTGTTACACGGGCAATGCCTGCAACGTCTAATGCGTATTGAGGATTTGTAGTTTTTACACCGATCCGACGGTTTGTTACATCTAAGTATAAAAGGTCTGTCTCGAAGGCTAAATTCGCTCCATTGCGGAGTAAGTTATCCTTTAAGAGAGGACCCGATATGCGACCAATTGCCATCTTCTCTCCTTAATACGGGGATCCTGTCCCTCTAGCCTAAATTTTCAGCTTTCGCTCTTTGCCGGCTAACCACAGTTTGTCAGCAACGGCCTGGTCTGCCCTTCGTTGCATTAATATTATTTATCTGATTTGGGAAATTAGTCTAGGATAAGGTTGAATATATAAGCTAAATTTTCAACATCAGATGCTTCAATACTTTCAACTTCACCTGCCGCATTAATCCAGTCAGAACCGTTCCAAGTTTCTACGTATTCTAGATCTAAGTTGTATCTTGTATGTCCAACTTCAGGTATTCCAGGACGTTCTGCTGTAGTACCTTGCGGGATAACCATACCGCTTACATTATCAATTTTTAGAAAAGCTCTGTTATTAGTATTTGTTAAATTAAAGATAAAATTGGCAGCACTAGCATTAACTAACTCACTATCTCTAAAGTGAACTTCTTGTATTTTAGTGAAACCAGTACCGTTTGATCTTAATATACTATTTCCACCTTCTACATCATTACTAACAACATTTCCGTCTATACTAAATTTATGATCACTACTAAATCCAGATGATTCAAGTAGTGTACCATTTAACGTGTGATTTGTTTGTCCGTTAGTAACAAAGTTAAATTGGTTATTACTTAGGTCTAAATATGTGTTTCTATCAGTATCATAAATACCGTCTAAAGAAACTGCACCTAAAATTTCAGTACCTTCAAATGTATTATAAGTGGTATTATATCTAATTCCGCCTTGTACTGACGGTCTTTCAGCCGGTGATCCTTTTGGTAAAGACAAATCACTAATAGCATTTATTCTTAAAGAATCTGTTGGAGAAAATTCTACATCTCGTTTTGTTCCGCCTAATACATTTGTAACTTCAGTCCAGTAATCAATTGACGGACTATTTGTTATAGGAAAACCATAAGTGTTATTAATAATAATATTTCTACCAGCTACGTCTTGCAATTGCAATAATACATCATTATACGGATCCCATAAACTAGTAATTGTTCCAGAACGCCATTCTAAACTTCCTGCTACTGATGCTGTTAACAAATACAAATATTCATATACTAAGTTTGTGTATGATAATCCTGTTGGATCAGTGTACCATGCAAAGGGAGGATAATTATATCCAACTTGTCCGCCAGCTTGAAAGCCTCCTCGAGCCGCGTCCATTGCGTTAGTAACTGTAGACGGTCGTGTAATACTTAACGGAATATGTAAACTAGATATTTTCGGAATTAATAAGTCTTTTAGAATTTTTTCAGATGCAATATCTCGTTGGTTTCCGACGCCGTCTCCTAAGAAGTTATTCATTTCATCTTCAAAAACACTAAATGTTCTGTTAACTTTAAATGCTCCTAATTGTGTACTTAAACTAGACTCTTCGGCAGCATTTGCATAAACTACTATAGCAAACAATCCATCTGAAAACTCTGCATAAAGATCATTATTATCTACAACTCCGTCAAAGTTATTATCAAGATAACTTGCTAAAATATTAGCGGCATGCTTTACTGCATCTAAAGATGCTGTTGCTGTACCAAGAACTGGTATACCAAATATAGTTGTCCATTTTGGTAGCAACGATCTTAATGAATCAAATCCATTAAAGATGCTAGGAAATCCTGGATCAGTAGATGAATTTACTACGAACTCTCCTTCAGGATCAAATTTACCTATAATTTTATTATCTTCAAATTTTAAATTATCAATGAAGACAGCGCCTGTGCCAGTTGCTAAAATATTTAAATCAGCATTAGTTTCATTAGTACTAATTTCAGATGTTGTAATGTTAATACTGTCTGTTGCCAACAAGTCAGTATACAATTCTTTCCAACGTTTTGTTTCATTTCCTAATGTTAATCCGTCTGAATCTCCTGGAAGAAAATCTTGAGTAATGGCCATATTAAAGTCAACAGTATCATTAGGACTATCACCAATATTATTGATTGCACCGTCAACTGTTAAGTTTCCTGAAACATTCATAGAAGGTGCTGTTACGTTACCTTGTAAATTTATTACTCCAACGCTGTCAATATTTAAATTTGATCTAGTAGCTTCAATTGTATTTCCTGCAATAACAATGTTATCTAAATTAATTTGACTTGGTTGAATTGTAATTATATCGTTACCGTTTCTTAAGATTGCTGTTACATTTGTAGCAAAAATGCTTTCAATATCAAAACTAGTTCTTTCATTTTCTAAATCAACAAGGAAATTATCACCAACTCTAAAATTGCCTCGTTGGTCTTGGCTTGAATAATACACCTTTGCATTGTTTAGTTCAATAACTTCATTTTCTTGTAGAGTAAATGTATTATCGTTAGTAACATCTTTACCTGCGCCAATGTATGCAAAATTATAGTTAATTAGATATGCTAAACAATTTTCGCCATCGGCTTCGATACCTTTGTTTCCGTATACAGATGCACTTGAAATACTTCTAAGTTCTGCTCCATATTCAATAGTACTATCCGGTAGTAATCTTCCGGTACCTTGTGTTAGATAAAGTCCTCTATTAGCAAAATATGTAAAACTATTAAGCCATTCTATTCTTACACCGTTTGTTGCTGTTAGTGCATCAACACCTGGAGTAATAAATGTACAACTATGAAAAAGTATACTAGCAGATCTACTATTTTGTAAGACAACACTTCCGTCAACTAATGCACCTTTACCTGCATCGCCGCTTGCAAATCCTCTTGGATCGCTCGGACTTGTTGTTGTACCTTTTGTAATAACTGTTACATTTCTGATATAAGGACTTCTTCCGGGAGTTTGTTCAAATATAGTTGTTGAGAAATTATTAGCAAAACGGAAAGCATATCCAGTGTCGTTACTACTGTTATAATAAAAATCTTTAATTGTAATATTTTCAATCGTAGTATCACTATTAACTAAAAATGCATCGTTACTTTGTGTAGCCGACGTAGGTGATATTTCTACACTTCTTAAAGATGCTCCTTGGATAGTAACTCCTTTAGGAACAGTTAAGGGAAATGCTTCTTGGTATTGACCTGGATAAACATAAATTAAATCGCCTGTTGTTGCAGTACTAAGTGCCTTTGCAATTGTTGCAAACGGACCGCCCGGGTTTGTTCCTTCGTTATTATCATTACCGTTGTTGGTTGAAACAAAAATAATACCAACATTTTTTGTTAATTCAATTCCTTGATAAACAATACCGTTAGCTTGAACCCTGTCAGCAGTTAGTTCTTCAACTGCAATTTTAAATCTCTTACCTACATTACCTATAGTAAACGTATCTGTTTGATCTGGAATAATATCAGATTTAAAATCTGCAAAAAACGATGCAGTATCAGTACTATCGTCGCCTATGATTAATGAACTTTCATTACCGCTGATTGTTGCTTGGTGTATATAAACTCGACCAGCTTCAGTTGATCCGTCTACAGTTTCAAGAGGTGCTCCAATAATTGTATGAGCATCGTCATTAATTCCTACATTAAATGCAAATTTATGATCAGTTCCGGGATTAGGATTAGTAACCTTCGAAACCATTAGTCCGGTATTTGTATTAAACACATATGCAATACCACTACTGTTAAAACTAGCAGTATCTTCTCCAGGAGTTCCAACAATTGCCCATGTTCCTGAAATATCTACACTTGATCCAAACTGATCATCTTGACTGGTTCCAAAATCATTAGGGTTTGTTAATGTTAATAGCAATGCTCCCGTAGTTACGTTAAAAATATATGCCTTACCTGCATTACTATTGCTAGGCTCATCTTCACCAGGTGCACCAACAATAATTTTATTTCCACTTAAAGATATTGCTTCACCAAATCTATCATCGGTACTTGTGCTAAATGTATTTGGATTTTGTAAAGTTCTAGATAGTGCTCCTGTAGATGCATTAAAAATGTAAACAACGCCAACTTCTGTATCAGTAGCAGTATCTTCTCCTAATGCACTTGCCGCAACATTATTTCCATCAATAGATACAACAGTACCAAAATAGTCATTTGTTTTTGTTCCGTATACGTTAGGATTATTAATTGTTTCTTCTAATACACCAGTACTATTATTAAATACATAAATTATTCCCGAGTTATTACCTGTTGCTTCATCTTCAAATCTTGCACCTACAGCACAAAAAGTCCCACTAATAGATACTGATTGTCCAAAATAGTCATCTTGCGATGTTCCGTAGTTATTTGGATTTGATAACGTATGTAATAACGATCCAGTAGTTACATCAAATATGTATGCCCTACCTTCATTATTTCCGTATGTACTTGCACCAACGATTGCATAGTTGCCGCTAATATGCACGGAATCACCAAATTGTGTATTTGATGCTCCTGCATCAGGATTTGATAAAGTATGTAATAATTGTCCAGTAGTGATATTATAGATATACGCTTTACCTTCACTACTAAACGATGCTGAATCTTCATCTGGTGCACCGATAATACCAAAGTTACCGGCAACTGCTACTGTTTGACCAAAATGATCATTAGCATCAGTTCCGTAGGCATTCGGATTATTTACAGTATACCATAAAGAATATCCTTCGAATATTTGTTCTGCACCGTATGTAATATCACCAGTAGCGTGTAAATTACCTGTTACTGTAACAGTTCCGCCTGATTGGATTTGTAATTCTCTTGGAGCACTTCGCGGATAATATTTTTTTACATATGCTTTAAATGCTTCAGGATTTGGGTGATCTGCTAGTGTTCTTGATGCTGGAAATGCAGTTCCGTTAATGAACTGTGTATTCATTGTAAGAATTTTTAAAGCATCATCTACTTGAATATCTCCATCACCATCAAAGTCAAATGCAACTAATTCTTCAGCAGTCCAGGTACCTGCCTGTGCTCTTGCTATTGCGTCGTCATAAAGTCTATCGCCATCGTTAGGAGGAGAATCTGCACTAATCTTTGGTCCAGGGTACCAATAATTACCATAATTACCGTTATAATTCCAGGCAACTGTTTGGCCATCATAGACTTCTGATCTTAAACCAACACTATCATTAGTTCCTAATGCTATAAGACCGTCGCCCTTAACAGCAAAATTATAACTACCAATACCGTTAGTAACAATATAACCTTCGGGATGTGTTGATTTAATATTAATGTTTCCGCTTGATGTACTAATACCGGTAGTAGCAAGAGTAAGGTCGCCAATTTTTAAACTATTATCAAAAATAATATCAGGCTCACTAGTACCTGATGATGTACGTAATGTACCGTTAATAGTTAAGTTTCTAGGAGTTGTAGTTGTATTAATACCAAGAGTATTATCTCTTTTTACAACTAAAAGGTCATTGTCAAACTTAAGATCCGAAAGTTCTCGTAATAAGTTATCTTGTAGTAATTGACCGCCTATGCGAGCGACTTGTGCCATTAGGTTCCCTCTCTAACTTCTTACTTGTATTTATTTTACTTGTCGAAGTTATGTAGTACTTGGACAACCTTACCAGTAGGGACAGCTGAACCAAATGATAGATATGTTCCTGGAGTTTTTCCTGCTGGATTTTGCACAAGAGAATAGTTAGTGTTTGCTAACTGAAAAACGTTTTCAATAGTTACTAAAATGTTATTTTCAGATACCGGTATAGGATAGTAACTATCGTTTGAATCTAGTGGTCCAAATAATGTTTCAACTCCGTCACCGTTTCCTAAATTTTGTTGATGAATAACAGTAGGTTCTCTAAATCTAATAGGTTTCCATGCCGCATTTTGTCTTACTTCAAAGTCTCCGGTATCAGTATTATATCTAACCATACCTTCTGTTGGAATAAACGGTCTGTCGTTTTGCGTTCCTTTAGGAACAATCACAGCTGAATTAGTATTCATTGTGATTAAACCAAGAGAGTCTACGTTTACTCCTTTTGTGTCGGCATTAATTCCTCTAGATGTTGTTTGTGCTTTAATAAATCGCATTATACTTCCAAATAACTAACTGTAGCAAGTAAATATTCTTTACCTGCTTGTCCCATAGCTACAATACTGTCTCCTTCTTCCAATACAATCTTTTCTGTATCAAAAGAAAATGTATCAGCACCTGCTACTTTTAAATCATTTAATATTTGATTAGAGTTTGGATCTGCATATCCTTTTGTTTGGCCGCTTGGAATAAAATGTAGATCAAAAGTTGCATCATTGCCGCCGCCTGTATCTGCAGGTTGTGAATTGCAAACCATAATAGTAGTAATAGCATATCTTTTACCTGCTGGAACTGTTAACAACGTTGTATCTGAAGAAGTAATTTTTTTATTTGTAATTGCCATTTGTTTTTCCTTTAAAATAACATACTATATAACAATGATTTATTAGTACTTATCAATTCATCTTCATAGTTGTTTTTGTTTTTATACCATACTCCTGAATTACCAAAGCCGGGATTCTTTGCATAAATTCCAATGTCATTAGCACTACTAGCAATTACAGTTGCATCGCTCTGTATAGGCATTCTTAAAACACTGTCAATTTTTACAAAAGGTGATCCGTTACTACTAAGTGTCAAATCGTCGCCGCTTGCTGTAGTAGAAATTGTTGCATCATTAAAAATAAGTTGTTCAATCTCTGTGCTGTCTTGTCTAAATAATGCTACTTCGTATCCGTCAATTGTAACTTTAAATCCGCTAACACCTGGATCTAAACTTTGATCAAAAAGATTAAGCGCAGAGTCACCTCTTTGAATACTCTGAATTGTAATTGTTTGAATACCTGTTGTAATAGCATCGTCTACATATTTTTTATTAGGTACATCGTCATCATCGGTAACTTGTGCTTCATAATTGTTTGTTCCGCTAACACTAAGAACTCCTGTACCTGAATTAATTAAGTATAAATCGCCGCCACCGGTTGAAATGCTATTAGTTCTAATACCAATCAGTGCGTTGTTTTCGTCTTTAAAAGTAAAAGTTCCGCCTTTAACAGTTTGTGAAATTGGATCATTATGTGTTGTATTTTCATCAAATACAAAAAATACATCTGGATAACTTGAACTAGTACCTCTTTCAATTCGTATACCAGACTGATCAAGTGTAATACCTGTAGAACCTTCTTCTCCAGCATTAAGTATAATAATATTATCTTTAAGACTTAAATCTTCAGAATTAACAGTTACAGTATTACCGTCAACAACTAGGTCTCCTGTTATTCTAACTTCTCCTAATTCTGCGCCAGTATCAAGAGTAATTCGATTACCCTGTGGTACTCGTACTGTGTAATTTCCGCTGTTTACATTTAAAGTCTTTGACATCTAAAATTCCTTGTATGTGTGTGGGGAATTTCTCCCCCACACTAATCCTTAGATGGCAACTAGTGCCATGTATGACACTGTTGAATCATCTTCAACAGTCCACTTGTAACGATTATTGTTTTCATCTCTACAAGTTCTGTTGTAAATTTTAGTAACCCATACACTCGAACCATCTGCTGTAATGATGCCGTTAATTGACATTTCATTGTCAGCTAATGAACCGCTTGCTTTAGCAACTAGTGTACATACACCTTCGTTACCTGATCCAAGTTTTGAATCATCAACTTTAAATTTATTTTGTGATCTTTGTGAAATGATCATACCTTGTTCTGTAGCTGAGTTTGCTCCAACTTTACAGTTAATTGTTAAGTTAGTACCGTCTGCTAATACACCAAAGTTTCTTTTATTTAATGGACGTCCCATTTGTTTCTCCTTATAAAACGTTCTAGGTCTACGCAGTGGGTCAATTCTGCATAAGTCTATCTATTTGATAGCACGATTTACGACACAAGTATTTATCAAAGTTTACTCAAGTCATAAAAAAAGGCCCCGAAGGGCCTTTTTTCGTTTTAGTAAGTTTTAAACTTAGCTGAAGCTTACATTGGCAATACTGATTCTACCTAAGTAGTCAGCGGCATTACCAAGTGAAGAAGCAACGTTTGATAGCTCAACATATCCGTAACGTGTCATAAATGATACGACAGGCTCGAATGATGCTGGGTCTAACACAACACCACTTGACATTAGAGGAATGTAAGGAGCGTAGAACGCTGGTGCGTCTGATTCGCTTGATCCTTTGTATCCAACTAGTACGTCAGTTGCGTCTGATGCGTATGCATCAACGTAGACTTTCATCGCGCCGTTCAATGTACCAACCATCTTAGTGTTAGTTGGTGCTTCGAATGTACCTTCAGTTGTTCTTGCGAACGCAGAAGTTGTTGCGGACTGTAGGATAGTCAATGCATATGGTGAAACCACTGCATAGTTACCTGCGCCACGACGTGTACGAGCGGCAATCTTGTTTGCAACACGGTTGATCATAACAGCTAGTGCCGCATGCTCATCGCCAACGAAAGTGGCAGTACCACTTACAGATGACTGATCGTATTGTACGTCTGATTCAGCAGTTCCAGCTAGTGAACGTAAAGAAGCAAGTACTTCTTGATCGATTTCAGCTGTAATCTCCTGTGCAAGAGCTGCCATGATCTCAGCTTCGATGTCAATGCCTTGTTGGGCTTGTGCATCTTGAGCAGATTCAAAAGTCCAGCGAGCTGATAGCTTTCTGGTTTTTGCTTCTACTGTTTGCTTTAAGATCTGGATAGACATTCTCTTACCAGCGGCACCTTCAAGTGTTGCTGTTGCATCAGCTTTGTCGGTAGAACCGCCGCCACTGTAGCCAACACCAATTTTGAATGGTGATAGAGCTTCTTCACCAGCAGTTACATCATCAAATGAATCTGCGTAGCGTACTCTTAGTGTGTGGATTTGACCCACTGGACCTGTCATGGGCTGTACACCAACTAATTCGTTGGCGATAACAGTTGGCATAACTCGTCTAATTACCGGAAGGATAACTCTGTTTAGTGTAGCAACATTACCTGCAGAAGTTGCACCTGCTGTCGCATTCTCTGCCAAATACCTTTTAGTATTTTCTAGAGTAACACCCATTACAGCTTTCTTGTTGCCTTCAAGGCCTTCAAGAAGTGCATTTTTGGTATCCTGCCAGCGACTCTCAAATAGTTCTGACATTATTTTCTCCTTATTTCAATCCTGCAAGTCTTTTGAGTTCAACAACGTTATTTGCTGAATCTACGCTTGCATTAGTGTCATTATTTGTCTTATTGCCTGTAATATGTGTGCCTTCTGTAAGTGTTGCCTTGGTTTCCTTCACTGGTGTGTTCCCTGCGATAACGCTTGGCATGTACTTATCGAAAGACTTGTGCAGTTTTTCGGTTTGTACAGATTCCAGTAAGTCTGACATGATTTCTCTTTGACCTTTGTTTAAAGGACCGAGTAATTCATTCATAATTTCTTTACGCTGTGCAGTATTTTTAGCAACTTTAATTTCAGCGTCTTTGCTTTCTACTAGTTTTGCTTTTTCTGCTGCCTGCGCTTTAGCTTCGGCTAATTGCTTATCTTTTAACTCAACTACTTTTAATAGTTTTGCAGTCTCAGACTTCTCATTTAAGTAACTTGATTGATATTCGCTAGCGAATGATTCAAACAACTTACGACCAAAGTCATTTCTGCGAGCCGCATCAATGTCTTCTTTTAATTGACTAATTTCTGACTTTAGACCTTTGTCAACGGTTTCTGCGACAACATGTGTTGCGTCTTGGATAAACTTGGATTTAACCTTGGCTAGATGATCTTTAGCTTCACGTACTAAACGTACCTTTGTTTCAGCTAAATCTTTTTTATCTTCATAAAATTCTGCAATTTCTTTAGAAAGTGCATCAACAATAAAGTTCTCCAATGTATGGAACTTGTCAGCCATTAATTTCTGATCTTCGTGTAATTCGCCAATTTCTTTACCTAACTGCTGTACAACAAATTTTTGCATTAGGTTTGCGTTTTCACGCATTGCTACGGCATATTTTGCTCTTGCTTCAGCTAATTTTTGGCGATCATCTTGGAACTCAGTAATTTCTTCGCTTAGTTTATCGGCAAGCATTGCGTCAATAGCTTCTACCATTGTTTGCTTGTCGTGCTCATACTTTTGAGCAAACTCTTCGCGAAGTTCAGCTGTAGCTTGCATCTTATTCTCGCGAATTTTTGCATTCCATGCTTCTTCGATCTCTAGTTTGATGTCTTCTGAAACTACATTGTTTTCAAAGAGTGCTTTCAGTGCATCTAACATTTGTTTCTCCTAGTCTATTTGAGTCCGCTGATAATGTTTATCAACGACTCCTTTAAATACTTCTGTGCCTTTTCATCGCCATTAAGTTCGCGAGCCAAATTGTATGCCTTATACCCACCACGAGTATTCATTAGGTGCTCGTAAATAGGCGTTGGATAAGCCCCAGGAGCACTTGGTTGGGCAACGGCATCGACAGTGATTATTTCAAATTCGCTGACTTCCCCGCTACCATCATCTTTTACATTACCCGATCCCCTTGATGAAACACCTAGTTTTACACCATTTTGAATCATGGTTTGAACTAGTTGTCCCATCGGGGTTGGAATAATTTTTAGTTTTCCATAACCGTTTGGACCATCCATCCACATTTCTGTGATCATATGGCTTACACGATCTAAGTTAATATTGAGTCCTTCAGGATGATCAACTTCGCCTAATACACTATACCCGCCTTGAATTTGATCGTTGAGCGTGTTGACAGCCCTACTGATCTCACTTACAGGATATACACGCTGGTTTGCGTTACGAACACCACCTTGAATGCAGATACCTTTTAAGTACAAGTCCTTACCACCTGCACTATTTTCAGTAGTCTCAACGACCATTTTAGCTTGGTCGAATGATAGTGTTTCGGTTAAGTTATGCATCCCCATAATCCTCAATTAAGAACCAATAGTACTTTTACTATTTGTTCCAGTTTCGCCTGCGCCTTTTTTCTCTGCGCCGTGGCCTTTGGCATTTGACATTGCAGGTGCTTTTTTGTTACCAGATACATTAACTTGATTAAAGTCTTCTACATTTGGAGTACTTACGCTTCCACCTTTTTCTTCAGCTGAACCTTTAGCAATATTTGCAGTAGTTCCGCCCATGTCGTTTTTGCCAGCAACTGGAGATTTTGCTTTGTTGTCTTCACCTTTTGGTGCGGCAACTTTTTCAACATACTCTCTCATTTGCTCTGCTTGTGATTTTTTACCTTCATAAGCTGGCATGCCAAGTGTTGAAGGGTCATATGACTCTTCTTCTGCTTCTTCATCACCTTCGTCGTCCATGTCCATTTCGTCGCCATCTTCGTCGCCTTCATCGTCCATGTCGCCTTCTTCTCCAGACATCATTTTTTCAAATTCTGCCTTTAGGTCATCAAGTGCATCTTCTAGGTCAACTACACGGTCTTCTAGCTCTTCTTCGCCTTCTTCACCTTCGTCGCCCATATCCATTACACCGTCTTCGTCGTCGCCATCGGCTTCAATGTCTTTTAACATGTCTGGGCCTGGCTCGCCGCCCATTGGGTCAGCTTCTGGTGTAAATTCGTCAAAGTTTTCATCGACTTCTTCGTCGTCTGATTCTTCTAAATCTTCGTCGTCTGTAGCTTCATCTACTTCTTCATCTGTAGCTTCATCTACTTCTTCATCTGTAGCTTCATCTACTTCTAGATCTTCTAGATCAGATTCGATCATTTTTTCGTAGATGCTACGTGATTTTTCAATCACAAATTCATGAAACAACTGATCAGCTCCATCGCGATCGTTGTTAACTAATTTTTCGAGCATTTGCTCTAGCTTTGTTGTGTCTGCCATTGTTTTCTCCTATAATAAGTTTATTGGTAAGGCTGTCTACTATTATTTACACATACCTTAAAAAAGCGGTGGTAAATGGTGTCAAAACGACTCGTTTTGAAAAAAAGTGTTTAAAAATCGTAATATCTTTTAAATTCGCTTAAATTTATGTGTGACAAATTCTTACATTTTTTTAATTGTTTAGGTACAAAGTCGTCATTGTCTTCTCTAACTCTAATATATTGTGTACCTTGATGTGCGTCACATGTCGATGATGTTTGTCTCTCCCAATTGCCAAAATACGTAGCAGGATCACCTTCACGTTTATAATTCTGTGTTCCTGCGTATAAATTATTTACCTTTGTACGCTGTCCATACTTATCAGGTGCTCCGTGAAAATCAAACCCTAATATGTATATTGTATCATGTCCGTGTGTACTTGCAAGCCATAATGCTGTTGGACCACTACTCCATCCTTTACTAGGTTGAAAGAAATTAAATCCTTGCATTCCGTGAAATTGTTTATTAGGATTGGTCCAAACTTCGTGACTCATTTGCCATTTTTGTTGATTAATCTCTAAGATCATTTTAACATCAACTGCAACTAGATAGTCAGGTTCGTGCTTTCTAAAGACTGCATTACATGCGTACACTTTACCGTATTGTTTTAATGAATTTATATCAATGTCTCTACGACTTTCGCCGTTGCCAAGTACGAATGCTACCGTCATTAACAAAAAGTCCTATATTTCAGGTTGTGCTTGTATTCCGTACATTTGACGTACGAAACCTAATTCTTTTTCTGTTTCTTCTACATGAAGTTCGGATGCTTTACGGGCTTTGTTAATTTGTCTTAGCGTAAGTCGAGTTTTACGTGTGTCGTCGCGCTTTACAATGCTATCGTCATCCGTAGCATCATAACCTTTATCTTCAACAGGTTCAATAGTTTCTTTGTCAAAATAAAATAATTCACGTAATATCATAATAGTATTTATGCCTCTGGCGTAGGTTCTGGTGCTGGTGTAGTAGCACTTTCAGGACCTTCGTCGGTACCTGTTACTGTAGGTTCTTCTGCATCGTCTGCTGTATCAACTGCGCTTCCTAAATCACCTTCAATACCTGCTCCACTAATTCCTGCTCCTCGCATTTCTGCACTTGCATCTGTTGGACTAACTACTAATTCGTCGTTTTCTTCTTTCCATAAACGTTCGTTTTCTGCAACTTCTGCATCGCTCATTCCTAAGAAACGCTTTAATGCATATCTATTACTAATAAACGGAATAGCTTGTATTTGTGCAAACGTACCAATCCTTTGATTATCAAGTTCTGATTGTCTATAACTTGCAAAGTTTTGTGGTGGTTGAAACACAAGGTCAAACATCGCAACATCAATGTTAATTCCTTTTTCTACTAGATAACGTTTAAATTCTAAATTAAAAACTTCTGTAACTAAATTTTGTAAACGCTCGCAATATTTGTTAAAACGCAATTCTTGAATATATGCTGTTCCAACTCTACCATCGTTAAATTGGCCTTGTCCTTCATCTTGTGCCGCACTTGGCAAATATGAACTTGGAATACGTAAACCTCTAATAAGTTTATTAGTAAAGTATTTTAAGTCGTCAATCTCACCAAGGTTTGTACCGCCTGGTAGTGTATCAACTTTAGATCCTCTACCTTCAGCAGTTTGTGGGAAGAAGTAATCTTCGTTGGTTGACAGAGGATTATAAGCTGAGTCTATGACATTAGTTCCGCCTCCTGTCTTTGATGGGATCCTTCTTTGATGGATTTCCGTTTTTACACGCTCCACAAATTGCATAGCAAGGTGTGAAGGCATGTTACCCACATCAACATAAAATACTCTTCTTTCTGGAGCTCTTTGTACGCGATAGATAATAATCGCATCTTCAAGCAATTCTTTTTGTTTATAAACTTTAAAAATAGTTTCTAATAGACTGTTACCAAATGGAGCGTTATTATCTAAGCCTTCACTTAGACTTAAATGTACCATATGTTCAGCATCAACAGCAAATTCTTTTTGTTTATCGTGACCAAATCTTGAACTTGAACTCTGTGTTGATGTGTTACCGACCATTCCTCTAACACCGCCAGTTAAATAGCCGTCACCGCCTCCAGTTACGTTGCCGTTAGTTGTATAAGGTGTAGTTGCTACTTTATCAACAAAATTTAAGTTAATGTCTTTTACAATATATTGCTCAGGAGTTTTTCCTGTGCTTTCGTTAACAATGATACTTGAAACTTTTGCAGGATCAACGTGATGCCATTTTTTAGTTTCTGGATCTCTAATAAAAAATGCATCACCAAATTTAAACACATTTCTAATAATACGAAACATTCTCGTATTAAAACTATTAAGTCTAGTCCATTGTTGCAAGTAGTTTTCGAGTACTTTAATTTCGCTATTAGTAGCTTTTTGTTTAAAGTCTAAACTAAAACTGGTTTTATTTTGTGGATTTTGCTGTGTACAAAATTCAGCAAGAATATCTAGTGCCGCATTAACTTCACTATCCATATCCATAACATTATATTGTCCATAACGTTCTGCTCTATTTGGAGCTCCGCTATAGACATCAGGAAGGAAACTACTATAATTTGATTTTGCCGGTCCAGGCTGTCCACTACTTGCTGACGAGAATGGGCTTACATTACCAGTTTCTACCGGTGTAAAATATCTTTTCCAACTCATTTATTTGTTTCCTTAACCATATAAGTTACCGTCCATTCTCTGCAATAGTCTATTTTGCTGTTCTAATAATGCTACCATCCTTGCAGTATTAGTATTTAAGTCACTTACAGGATTATTAGATGGAGATGTGGCATTGGTAGCAGTTCGCATTGCTGGATCATTAGTTGGTGAAGGAGCAGAACTTGACGATGTGTCAGCTTCTGGTATTGCACTACTAGGACTAGGTGAGGGTGATCCACTAGGATTAGAAGAAGGCCCACCAAACCAGCTGTCTGGTAACCAACGTTTTGCCCAGTCTGGTATTACAGAACTTATCATTCCACCAAAATCAAAATCAAACAACCCTGTAATCCAGTTATAAACACCTCTAACAGCATTTCCTAATGCTGTACCAATGTTTTCAATAGTAAATGTACTTCGTATATTTTCCCAAGTAAACATTTCTACAAACTTGTTTTTCCAATCAACTAAAGTATCAATAACTGATTGTTTTAAATCTTCATAAGTAGGTCCAATTTGATCCCATCCTAACATAGATACAACGCCTGTAAATATTGCCGAAAGGGCACTTTTTGCACCATCAACAATACTTTGCCATATTTCTGCTCTACCTTCAGCACTTGTTAAGTTTTCAAAGAATCCCATAATCGATGGCTTCCACGAATCCCATAGCTCTGTTAATCCAGTTATGGCATTTTGCATCATAGTATAACCTTCGCCTGAACTTAACCAATTCCATGCTTCTGTCATTTTAGTAAATGCACTGTCCATTAGTTCAACGCCGTCAGTCTTTAACCAGTTCCATGCTGATTCCATACTCTCTTGTAACATATTTAGGCCGTCAGTTTTAAGCCAAGTCCACATATCGTCTAGTGCAGGAAAAATATTAGACATAAAAAAGCCCTTCATATCATCATACATACTGTTAGCTTCGCCGATAGAAGGAATTATACTTGCTAGGCCGTTTTTAAGATCTTGGAAGATATTACTGTCTAATAGATCAACTTGAAGTCTTCCTCTTACATCGTTAATAGTTTCAGCAAAAGTTGCAACAGCCGCAGTAGCATCGTCTCGTGCTTGCTGTTCAGCTGATACTCCTCCTTCAACTGTTCCAGTTGCTCTACCAAGTGCACCTGTTAACTGAAATAGTTCTCCAACCGCAGTTCCGTTTGCAATAGAAGCTTGGACTGCGTTCTCGCCCATACTATTGGCATAGTCCATACCTGATTGTCTAACACTAGCGGCAAAGTTAGTAAACTCTTCAGCAGTCATATTCTGAACGTCATTAATGCCATTTCGAAATGCTTCGTTGTTTGCCATCAACTGTCGTGTCAAAGGATCGTTTTCAACACCGTCAGCCATATCAAGAATGGCTGCTTCAAACGCTGGGCCGCCTACTTCAGCCGCTTGTTGTAATCTAAGAGCATATTCTTCTCCATATTTTGCAATTGCCATTTGGCGTCTAATGTCCATATTCTTTTGACGCATTTCTTCTTGAAGTTGCTCTCTAGATTTACCAGTAAGTTTGGATATTTTATCTAGTTCTAATGAATAGTTCTGTGATCCTTCAATAAGCTGGGCATTAGTCATAAACTGGCGACGCCCAGAAACTGTCATCATTTCATTGTATGCAATAAAGTTTTCATTTAATTCTTGCGAGGTAAATCCCATTGCCATTAAGCGAGGACCAATTCCGCCTTGACGCATTTCTTTTGACATAGAAGCAAAATTTCGAGCACCATCATTAACACTATTTCCAAAAAGTCTTAAACTTGATGATTGTGTTCGCAATAATTCAGCAAATTCTTCTTGTGGTATTGCCGCATTACCTGCGATGCGTGTAATTTCAAACATATTGTTGCCAAAACTTGCACCTGACTGAGATAACTCTCTAAATAAATTTATTTGTCCGTCGATTAATCCAGAAAATGCTGTTAATCCTGGAATAGGTAAATGTTGAGCAAAATCACTAAGTTGATTTCCGCCTTTTAATAATTCAAAGCCTAATCCTACAGTAGAACCAACAACGGCGCCAATTGCGGCTGTAAAAGTATTCCATATACCTCCTACAAATCCGTCTAATTTTGCTCCAAAGCCTTCTACTTGAACACCAGCTTCTTCACTAGCGTCACCGTGTTTTTTAACTTGTTTGGCAGCTTCTTCTGCATTAGTGCCAGTACCAGACATGCCGCCACCACCGTCCATGCCGTAAGATTTCCCACCTAATGTTTTAAGTATTTCACGTAAAGTAGCTTCTGAAGCCGCATTTTCTGCTGTAACTTCGCCTACTCCGGGGATATCAATTTTTACTGCCATATATTAAGTACTCACATAATAAGAAGCCATAAATAGTTTAACATGGCTATAACATTATTTAGCAGGAGTAATAAACATGGTAGATAATAATATCCCTAAACCGGGGATCGTTGGTGGAAATCCACTAGCAAAACACTTAAGACAACCAAAAATTTACATCAGACTTCCAAGTAAAGGAAAATATTGGCCAGTTGGCTCTATTGAAATTCCTGAATCAGGAGAGTTTGCTGTATACGCAATGACCGCAAGAGATGAAATTGCATTTAAAACGCCTGATGCGTTGTTAAACGGTCAAGCAACTGTTGATGTTATTCAGAGTTGTGTTCCTGCTATTAAAGATGCATGGCAAACACCGTCAATTGATTTAGATACAATATTAATTGCAATCAGAATGGCTAGCTTTGGCGAAACTATTGATATGACTACGCAGATTCCTAATACTGAAATTACTAAAGATTTTCAATTTAATCTGCAAAATCTTTATGACAAATATACAAATACTACTTTTGAAGATACATTTCAAATTGAAGGGTTTGCTGTAGAAATTAAACCAGTATCATATAAAACATCTACTGAACAAAGTATTAAAGCATTTGAACAACAAAGAATTTTTAATATTGTTAATGATAATTCACTTGATGACGGGCAAAAACTTAAACAATTTCAAGATAGTTTTAGAAAACTAACAGATATTAATCTTAATGTTATGATTGAAAGTGTTACAGCAATACAGCCCGACGGGGATGACGTTGCAGTAACTAACAGAATACATTTAACTGAATTCTTATCAAACTGTGAAGCAAAAACTTTTAATCAAATTCAAGAACATATTAAAGATCAAAGAGCAAAGTTTACACAAGCACCTGTTGATGTTGAAGCGACCGAAGAAGAAATTGCTGCCGGTGCACCTAAAGTATATTCAATTCCGGTTACGTTTGACCAAAGCAATTTTTTCGGCTAAGGATTTTAACGTGGGACCTCGATAAAATCCAAACCGAGGTTAAAATCCTAGAAAAACAGGTAACGGAAATTAAAACTGAGCTAGTAAAAACTTGCTGGTGGATGCGAGGAGCAGTTTCTCTTATCGAAGCATACGAATTAACTGTTGAAGATCGTCAGATTATTAACAACGTTATCAAAGACAACTTAGAACAATCTAAAAAAACTGGAAAAGATTTTTGGTAAAAGCGTTTATCTGTTTACTTTTTCTTTTGGTGCAATAACTTCATATCCTGCTTTACGTAAAACATCAACAGCTTGTTGAATTTCTACGGTAACACCCATATCTGCTAGTTTATTACCGCCTGAAGATTTAGTTTTAGTTTTTTTATCTTTTGGATCAGGAGAAGTTGTAGGTGCATCACCAAATCTACTCTTTTGAGTTGGTGTTCTGCCAGACTTAACACCAGCGGCCATACCTTGTTGCACGAATTTTTTGATAGCTTTCATTGCAGTTGCTTTATTAATTTGTGCATCAACTTCCATTAGTTGAGATTCGGTCATTTCATTGTACATACTTTGTAGATCTAATTCAGCCTGACGAGGATCTGGAGTAAGTTTTGTTGGTTCAGGAGAAAGTTTTTTCTTAATGCTTCTAGCCGCTTGTCCTACTTTGTCTGCTCCGGTTTTAACTGCTTTATTAACTGCTTTAGCACCTTTAGCAACTTTGCGACCCATACTAGGATCAGCATTAATATAAGACATTACTGCACTAGGCTTGCTTACAAATCCTTTAGCAACTAGATAATCAGCTAAACCTTTAGCTGTCATTGTACCATTAGGAGAATTTTTAGCAACAGCGTAAAAATCTTTAAAGATATTTTTAGCTTCTTGTTCAATTTCTACATCAAGCTGAGCCGCTTTGCCCATAGCTGTGTTTTTTCCTAATGTTCTCTTTAAAAATCTAATAGGACCTTCATCAACTTGCTTAGATTCTGTTAAAATGTCAAATACTTTCATATTGTATACTCCTGTCAGTAATATTTATACTCTTAAAACAATTTTACTTATTTACCTCTTAATAAATACCTATATAATGATGATTGGAGAGAAGATGTTCACTGATAGAAGAGAACTAACATCTAACGTAGAAAAATACGCATATACTATTACAGATATCGAATATCCTTTACAAGAATTACAACAACTCTATAGCGAAATTAAGGATCAAGAAGTTGATTATAGTACAATACGTGATCGTGCCACGCACGGACTGTTTAGTTCAATTAAGTCAGATAACTATCTAACCTATCCTGTTATTAAAAAATTAGTAAAAATGTTTAACCCAATTACTAAAAAAATTGGAAGCGGAAATATTGCAATAGTTGTATACAAACCAGGATTTGTTTTTAGGCCGCATATCGACTTTTCTCGTAAGGCTTGTATTATGTTTCCTATTCACCCAGCAGGTAAAGATGCTCCTATTGATTTTTACGAAAATAAAATTTTAGAAGGTCTAGATATCCACGGCAATGATGCTGATCATAATGAAAATCTTTATTTAGGATCACATTTTTATTCTTTAAAGCATCCTACAATTACAAACACAGAAGTTCCCCATGGTGTTAGAAATGACACAGATGATATAAGAGTACAATTACAGTTTAGTATCTATGACGATTATGATCAATGTGTACAAAGAATAAAAACTGGAGATTTCATTAATCATTAAGTTTGTATTTTTTCAAACTTTATATGATATTAAATAATCAACTATGATTACAAGATATAATATTGTTGATCAAAATGATCACATATACGAAACTGTCAACTCATTAGATGAAGCAAATGAATATATTTGTCATATGCTATCTGTAATACCCGAAGTAGTTTTGTCATATCAGGAAGTCAAGATTAGTTTAGTAAAGCCAGGTTTTGGAAGAGATCCTGATTTACATTAATCTATATGATTGAAATGAGCTAACGCTCATTTTGTTTTCGCTAACGCTCAAACTATAACACTTCGTTTGTTGATAGAAGTAATAGATATGAATTAAAGCATTATTGCGATAGCAATAATGTAATTGCTTCATGTAGATTGTTTCAGTCAGACGGAACCTGTTACGGTTCCATCTAATCTCAAAACTTCATGTGAGTTCGTCACAGCCGAGACTTGGAAGTAGGTAATTGTTTATACACAAAGTACAATGGGCTCTGACCTTTCCCAACCTACGTCGACATCG